GCATGTAAAGAGTTTGAAGCTATGTTTAATCTTAAAAGTATATCAGGTATTAAGGCTTACGTTATGACTAAAAAGGTAGGTAGTTATGAGTAAAAAATATAAATACACATATAGATTTAGTGAGCAGACAGTAGACACTAGATACTACAAAGTAGAATCTAATAAGAAACTAACCTATCATGAGATGCAAGATATAGCATGGTCAGCAGAACAATTAGAAGGTAGTTCTTATGAAGATGAAGATGGTAAAGCTACCTTTGAAGGTACTGAGTATGGAGATGATGCACAGTATCAAATGGAGGAAGGTCAAGAAGATTTATTAGATGATGATATTACAGATAGGACTTAACAGATGGATAAAGAAACTGAACGTAAACGTAGAATGAAACGTACTGGTCACTGGTTCGCACCAGCAGAAAAAGATAAGACACTCTGGTTAAACTATATCTTTCCAGTAGTATTAGTTATATCACTGATATGCTTAATACTAGTACGCAACTAGTGTGATTTTCCTATCTTTATTTTTTTATTTTATATTATTAATATATATGTTATACTTAAATAGCATTACTACAGGAGAATAATAATGAATGTTAAAGATGCTTATGTTATCGCACAAATAAATACAAATACAAATGATATGGCTGATTATTTAATTGGTGATGATGAAATACCTATGAAATTTAAAACAAAAAAAGATGCAATAGATTTTATTATGAGTATAGCACCACCAGATTTTGATTTAGATACAAGTCCAATTAAAATATATAGGATACATTAATATGACACAGCAACGAGAAGATTTATATAAAAAGAATATAAAAGACTTACAAGAACAACTGAGCAGAGCTCATATAAGAATAAAAGTATTGATAGAAGAACTAAATAACTTACGTAGAAAAATAAACCCAGAAGCCACGTTTTCTGGTGGTATTAGCTGGGCAGAAAAGGATATAAAACATGATGACTAATACGAAAGAACAGTGCTCATTAACTCCAGAAGAACATTGGAACTTACATCAAGGAGTTTGGAAAACTATGGGATGTAATATGGTATTGTATTCTAAATTTTATAAAGATAAATATTCTTATGTTGACAAGAATAATAAATATAAATACACTTATTATACTAAAGATAAAAGAGTAGAAAAAGTAAGGTGGATACATGAGCACAAATCTCTGGGATAAAGAAAGAAATAAAATGTTCTGGACTTTTGTTAAAGAGTATCAAGAAGAAGGTTATACTAAACAAGAAGCTAAAAAGTTAGCTAAGAAAGAAGTTAATGAAGTTATGGAAGATAAAACTAATTTTGTTAATGAACTATATAGAACTGTATTGAATGATTATGATTAGGAGATAAAATAAAATGAACGATAAAATGAACAGTAAAGTAATTAAACAAGGAGCATGTACTACTTGTAGTTCAAGTGATGCAAATACATTGTATGAAGATGGACACTGGTACTGCTTTTCATGTAACACTTATACACCATCAGAAAGGAAACAAATGAACAATAATAATAATATAACACCTGCACCTATAAGAGGTGTAGTTAAAACTAATTTTACAGAAGGACATACTGAAGCACTACATGATAGAAGAATAAATAAAGAAACCTGTAGTAAGTTTAATGTTGCTGTACGTAAAGACAATGACAATAATATTATACAACATATATATAAATATTATGATAGTAATAATTCACATGTAGCATCTAAAGTACGTAACACTAAAGAGAAAGAGTTTTGGGCTGAAGGTTCTATATCTACAGCAGGTCTCTTCGGACAAAACTTATTTGCAGCAAGAGGTAAGTTTGTTACCATTACTGAAGGTGAGATAGATTGTATGTCTGCTTATCAAATGATGGGTGCTAAATGGGCTTGTGTTTCTGTTAAGACAGGAGCAGCAGGTGCAGTAAGAGATTGTAAAGCATCTTATGAATACTTAAATAAATTTGAAACAATTATAATTTGTTTTGATAATGACGAACCAGGTAGAGCAGCAGCATCTAAAGTAGCTCAACTCTTTGAACCTAACAAGTGTAAGATTATGCGTTTAGATTACAAAGATGCTAATGAATATGCACAAAGAGGAGAAAGTAAAAAGTTTCTAGATGCATGGTGGGATGCAGATGTATATACACCAGCAGGTATTATTAATCTTAAATCATTACAAAGTTCTTTATATGAAGAACAAAAGAATGATACATGTTTGTATCCTTGGCAAGCTCTTAATGATAAGACTTATGGTATGAGAACAGGTGAGTTAGTTACCTTTACTGCAGGTGCAGGAATGGGTAAGTCATCTGTAACAAGAGAACTAATGCATCATATACTTACTGCTACTAATTCTAACATAGGTGTCTTAGCATTAGAAGAAAACATTAAGAAGACTGCATTTAATATTATGTCTGTTGAAGCAGGTGCTAGATTATATATTAAAGAAATTAGAGACCAACACACAAGAGAACAATTAAAGAAATGGGAAGATGCTACTATAGGAACTGGTAGATTCTATGCCTTCGACCACTTTGGTTCTATACACAATGATGAAATACTAAATCGTGTACAGTACATGGCTAAAGCTTTAGATTGTAAATGGATTATCTTAGACCATCTATCTATCTTAGTTAGTGGACAAGAAGGAGATGATGAAAGAAAGTCTATTGATATTCTTATGACTAAGTTAAGAAGTTTAGTTGAACAAACAGGTGTAGGTTTATTATTAGTATCACATCTAAGAAGACCAACAGGTGATACAGGTCACGAGAATGGTAGAGAAGTTACACTGTCACATCTTAGAGGTTCAGCTTCTATTGCACATCTTAGTGATTGTGTTATTGCTCTTGAACGTAATCAACAAGCACATGATTCTATGACAGCTAATACAACTATGCTTCGTATCTTAAAGAATAGATACACAGGTGATACAGGAGCAGCAGGTAATCTACTTTATGATAGAGCAACAGGTAGATTAAAAGAACTTAAAGATAATAAGCTTGACGATACTAATCAATTTGATGTACACTAATCTGAAAGGAAAATAAAATGAAATATATTATCCCAGAAGAACCTAGTGAAAATCCAGATAGAATAAAAATGTGGAAACATTATTGTAATGTTGAAGATAGTTTAATGGAAATAGGTGAAGGAGAACCTTGTAACTGGTGTGGAAAGGAGGAGAAAGATGGCAGCTATAGTTGATATAGAAACAGATGGTTTTAAGAATGAAGCTACTCAGATACATTGTATTGTAGCTAAATGTCCTAAGACTAATACGATTAAACATTGGGTACAAGAAGAATGTAAAGACTTTAAAGATTGGAGTAAGAACATTGATACATTTGTAATGCATAATGGTTTATCTTTTGATGCACCTTTACTAAATAAATTTACTGGTTCGTCTATTGAATCTAATCAGATAAGAGATACTCTAATAGAATCACAACTCTTTAATCCTATAAGAGAAGAAGGACATGGACTAAATGCATGGGGAAAGAAATTAAGATTTGAAAAAGGAGACATGGATTCTTTTAAGACTTATTCTCCTGATATGCTTACGTACTGCACACAGGATGTAAACTTAACTCATAAAGTAATGAATGAATTAGATAAAGAAAAAAGTAAATTCTCTAATGAATCTATAGAACTAGAAAAGAAAGTTAGAGTTATTATAGATAAGCAAGAAGAGAATGGATTTACTTTAGATTTAAGAAAAGCAACTACACTTAAAGCATCTTTAGAAGATGAAGCTAATAGTTTATCTAATGAAGCTACAGAAATATTTCCACCTGCAGAAATACAACTTAAAACTAAAGTTAAATATATACCTTTTAATATTGGTAGTAGAAAACAAATAGCTGAACGTCTAATAGAAAAAGGATGGAAACCTAAACTTAAAACTGATAAAGGTAATGTAATAGTAAATGAAGAAGTATTAAATAATATTGATATGAAAGAAGCTAAAATGTTTTCAAGATATTTATTATTACAAAAAAGAGTATCACAAATTAAATCATGGATAGAGTTATGTGATGATGATAATAAAGTACATGGTAGAGTAATGACATTAAAGACTGTTACAGGACGTATGGCACACAACTCTCCGAACCTTGCTCAAGTACCTGCTACCTATTCTCCTTATGGTAAAGAATGTAGAGACTGTTGGACAGTGTCTGATTCTTCTAAGTATACATTGGTAGGTACTGATGCGAGTGGTTTAGAATTAAGATGTCTAGCACATTATATGAATGATGCTAAATTTACTAATGAGTTATTAACAGGTGACATACATACAGCTAATATGAAGATGGCAGGTTTAACTAATAGAGACCAAGCTAAAACATTTATATATGCTTTTTTATATGGAGCAGGTGCAGCTAAAATAGGTAAGGTTGTAGATGCAGGTGCTAAACAAGGACAAATATTAGTTAACAGATTCTTATCTAATATGCCTGCTCTTGCAGCATTACGTGATAATGTACAAGAAGCTTCTATAAAAGGAGTTATCAAAGGATTAGATGGTAGAGTCTTTCAAATACGTAGTCCTCATAGTGCTTTAAATACTTTACTACAAGGAGCAGGTGCTATTGTATGTAAACAATGGTTAGTATCTATGATGGAAATGATTACTGCTTCTGGTATTGATGCACATTTAGTAGCATCT